GGAGATTGAGTATCGCTCGCAGGCGCAGATTGCCTATACCACGGCCTTTCAGAACGCCGTGCATCAGTCTTACGGCTGGCTGCGGTTCAACACGAAGTATCAGCCCAAGGGCTTCGTGCAGGACTTGTGGATTGACAGCATCGAGAACCCAGACCTCGTGCTGTCGGACCCTGATGCCTTGCGGCCGTCGTCCAGCGATCAGACCTACCTGTTCTATCTGCAGTCGCGGAGCATCAAGGAGTTTCGCCGGGAGTTCCCCAATGCTCAAGTGACCAACTTCACGCCCGAAGTGGTGAGCCAGGCGCCGGCTTGGATTACCCCGGAGCGCGTCCAGGTGGCGGAATACTGGGTGGTCGAGCCGGTCACGAAGGAACTCGTCCTGCTGCAACTGCCAGACGGTCGGACGCAGGGCTTCTACACCGACGAACTCGAGCAGATGCCGACGAACGGCGCGAAGGTCGTGGACCGCCGGCAGGAGCAAGTCCCTGAAGTCTGTATGTATCTGACCAACGGGGTCGAGATACTCAAGAAGCCTGGGCAAGAGAAGCGGCAGCGGTGGGCGGGCAAATACATCCCGTTTGTGTCGTGCTTCGGGATGGTGATCTATGTGGATGAGGGGTCGGGCCCGAAGCGCAAGATCCTGAGCATGACGCGCTTAGCGCGGGATCCTTATATGCTCTATTGCTACTACCGGACGTGCCAGGCGGAACTCGTGGGGATGACCCCGAAGATTCCCTACTTCGTGCGGCGAGGGTCGCTCAAACCTGATCAGTTGGCGAACCTTGCGAAGTCACTCCACGAGCCTATTAGCGTGATTGAGGTGGAAGCGTTTATCGACGGCATGCCCGGTCAACCCCCAGAATTTCCCCAACGCAACCCCTACGAGCCATTCATCCAAAATCTGGAGATTGGCGCGGAGTCGGCGCGGCGGGCGATTCAGGCCGCGATGGGGATCAGTCCGTTGCCGACGCAAGCGCAGCGGCGCAATGACAAGTCCGGCGTGGCGCTGCAGCAGATTGAGTCCTCGCAGCAGAAGGGGTCGTTCCACTTCATCGACCACTACAACGAGATGCTGCACCAGGGCGCGGTGATTGTCGAAGACCTGATCCCGAAGGTCTACGACACGCCCCGCGAGGTCGGGGTGCGGGACGCGAAGGACAACGCCAAGACGGTCAGCATCAACAATCCCCAGATGCAGCGCAAGGGCGACATGCCGAACGGCGTGGCGGGGGACCATACCGTCACGATCAGCGAAGGTCCGGCGTTTGAGAGCCAGCGGGCGGAAGGGGCCGCCTTTACCGATACGCTCGTCAGCAACCTGCAGATGATTGCCCAAGTCTCCGGCCCGAAGGCGGCCGGCGCCGTGCTCGGGCTGGCGGTGAAGCTGAAGAATCTGGGCGAGATTGGCGACGAGATTGCCAAGATTGTGACGCCGCCGGAATATGCGGAGCAGGACGGGCAGGATCAGATTCCGCCGCAGATCAAGGCCGCGCTGCAGCAGATGGGGCAGGAGAACCAGCAACTCAAGCAGGCGATTGAGTCGAAGGTGGCAGAGAAGCAAGCCGAAGCCCAGGCTAAGGGCCAGATTGACATGCAGAAGCAGCAACTGGAGGGGCAGCAGAAGCTCCAACAGATGACGCTCGAGCAGCAGGGCAAGGAACGGCTGGCGTGGATTCAGCAGTCCGCGCAGATTGCGATCGCCGGCGCTAAGATTGACGCCGAAGAGGCGCGGACGTTTGTCGATGCGGTGGAGCAGCGGAGTGCGAAGGCACTGGACCTGCATATGGAGCATGTCGGGCATGCTCAAGACGTGATCCACGCCACGGCCCAGATGACGCATGAAAAGGCCCTGAGCGAGCAGGAGCATGAACAGGCCCTGCAAGCGGCGCAGGTCGGGCACCAGCAGGCGCTCGAGCAGGGCGCACAGGGGCATCAGCAAGCCTTAGAGCAAGGGCAGCAGGCGGCGGATCTGGCCCCTGAGCCGGCGGAGCCGTCGGCATGATGAGCCTGCCGCTCTTGGAACGGCGGCGGGCGGTGATCATCTCGGATCTGCTCCTGAAGGTTGAAGCGGCCGACTGGCATGGCGTGGCCGATGCCGCGATGGACCTGCGAGAGATTGACGTGGCGATGAAACTCCTGAATAGCGACCGCAAACCCGTGTATACTTCGTGACCACAACCTTGGATAGAAAGTAACCAGCATGGCCGACGAACCGATTGCCGCCTCGTCAGCGGTCGCTGAAACGCCTGCAGGCCCTGCGCTCCCGAACCTCTCGGGAATGAGCAGCGCCCAAGTGGCGGAATGGCGCAAGACCGGCGAAGCCCCGAAGGATGCCGCTGCAGAGTCATCCCCTGCCGAACCTGTGGAACAGGTCGCCTCGACGGAGGTCGCTGCTACGCCCGCCTCGGAACCGGGCTCACCGAAGAAGAAGAACGCCGAGAGTCGGAAGCAGGAACTGCAAGCCGAGATTGACGGACTGCTCAAGACCCGCGCGCAACTCCGCGCCGAAGTCTCAGCCCCGGTCCCGGTCAGCCGCCCAGATGTCCAGCCGGTCGCCTCATCGCCGACCGCGGCCTTTCCTGATTACGATACGTGGAGCACGCAGCAGCCGGCCGGCTCGGATATTCGCTATGAAGTCTATAGCGCCGAGTTTACGCTGGATGTGGCCGCTCGGAAGCAGCAGGCCTATGCGGATCAGCAAGCCCGCGAGGCGGCGCACCGGGAAGCCACGGAATTGCAGACCGCTTACCGTCAATCCGCCGAGACCTTCGTGACGGACCATCCCGACTACTGGTCGGTGGTGAATCCCATCACGCAGCATCTGCCGGTGCGGAACGCGACGACGGAAGCCATGGGCGAGGTGATCGCCCGGTCGGTGAGTCCACCGCAACTGCTCTACCATCTCGGCACGCATACCGACGAGTTTCAACGCATCCTGAGTTTGCCGCCGGCCCGCGCCGTCTACGAGCTCGGGAAGATTGATGCCCGCCTGACGCCTTCCTCGGTGCCATCTGTCCCTCGGACGAGTGCCCCGCCGCCTCCGCAGACCTTATCGACTCGGGCTGTCGCCCCCGTGGATGATGTCGATGCGGCGCTGGCGTCTGGGGACTTTCGTCGCTACAAGGCCGCGCAGAATGCGCGAGATGTGGCGGCACATAGATAGGCGGCTCCGATGCCGACAACGAACTCCTGGAATGTCGTCGATTGGCTGACGACTGAAGGGCTCCGACTGCTCACGAACAAGCTGGCCGTGGCCCAGTTTGGCAACACGAACTACAACAAGGAATTTACGCGGGACTTCGCGGTCGGCGAGACCGTCCGTGTCCCCCGTCCGTTCCAGCCGACGATCCGCACCGGCCTCGGGTATAACCCGCAGGCGGTGACACGCATCTACACCACGGTCACGGTCGATCAGATCTTCGGCGTGGACCTCGAGTGGGATGACGTGCAGAAGGCGCTCGAAGTCACCCGGCCCGATGCCCAACTCCGTGATCAGGTGCTCGATCCCTGCATGTCCTACATCGCGCAGGAGATTGACAGTCGGTTCACGCAGTATGCGTATCAGCATGCCAACAACGTGGTCGGCGTGCTCGGGACGGACCCGACCTCGACCACCATCACCATGCAGGCCCGCCAGCGGCTGATTGAGAAAGCCTGCCCGCCCTCGGGCAACAAGGGCTTCATCATTCCGCCCTCGGTCAACACGTCGCTGACCCCGGCGATTCAGTCCCTGTTCCAGCCCGATGACGAAGTGTCGCGGCTGTTCAAGGAAGGCTCCCTCGGGCGTCTGAGCGGGTTCAAGTGGTATGAGAGCATGTCGCTCTACAGCCACACCGCGGGCACCTGGGCCGGCGCCGTGACCATCACGACCACGATGGCGAGCGGCGATACCACGATTGCCATCACCTGCACCAATGGCGACACGTTCAAGAAGGGCGACAAGATCGGGATCACCGGCTTCTATGCCGTCAACCCGATGACCCGTCGCACGACGACCACGGCGACCACGATGCAGGTCACGGTCCTCGCGGACGTGACGGCCTCGGGCACCTCGGCCACGCTGAGCATCTCGCCAGCGATTTACGGCCCAGGTTCGCCGTATCAGAACGTGAACGCACTGCCGACGGCGACGACTGCTCTGGTCCTCTGGCCGGGCACCACGAGCCCCAACGGCAAAGTGGGCAAGGTCGGGCTGGCGATTCATCCCGATGCGTTCGCACTGGTCGGGGTCAAGCTCGAGACGCCCAAAGCGGTCGAAATGTCCTCGCAACAGCGGGATCCCGACACCGGGATCAGCATCCGCTTTGTGAAGGCGTGGGACCCTGTTCAGTCGAAGATGATCCACCGGTTCGATGTCCTGATGGGCTTCGGGTCGCTCTACTCGGACAACTGTGCCGTGGCAATCGCCTGCGGTTAAGAGGAGAAGAACATGGCAATGCCTTACGGTTCTGGTTTTTCCCCGCTGACCGGCGAGCCGCGCAGCGGCATGATCCCCATCCCCACGCGGGTTGCGACAGCGATGACGCTGACAACCGGCGGTGGGGTCCGCACGCTGACCGCGGCCGAAGTCCTCGGCGGTGTGCTCATCGTGAACTGCGACGATGCCCAGACGGCGACGTTGCCGACGGCCACGCTGCTCAATGCGGCGCTGCCGGCGTGCTCGGTCGGCGCCTCGTTCGAACTCGACGTGGTGAACGTGGGTGATACCACGCTGACCATCGCCGTCGGGACGGGCGGGACGCTGGTGGTCGGGAACAGCAAGAGCACGGTGGCGACGATTGCGCTGCTGAACTCGAAGCGGTTCATCATCATCGTGACCGGCGTGACGCAGAACGGCGATGCTTCTGACAGCTATCAGGTCATTGGCATGGGTTCGATTGCGGCGTCGGTTGCGTAGTGTCGGATCTGACGTTTCCCCGTCACGTCTACTGGCGTGGCGGGGTCTTTCTCATCGTGCAGACTGTGTCTGACTACGAGGCGGCGGTGCAGGCCGGTGGCTTGGACGCGCCTGCGGCAGACTGGCCTGCGCCGGACGAATATCGGCTAATCACGGAGCCGCCGGCGCATGATGAACCGAAGAAACCACGCGGGAGACCGCGGAAGACGGAGACCTAAATGGGTCAGATCACGATTCGCGGCGGGGGCGTGTTCACCTCGAAAAACATCGAGGACATCAACGCCAACTTCACGGAACTCTACGGCGGGGCTGGCGGCATTACTGGTCCGACCGGCGGCACGGGTCCGACCGGTGCCACGGGTCCAGCGACTGGTGTGACGGGTCCGACCGGTAGCACAGGCCCCACGGGTCCAGCGACTGGCGTGACCGGACCGACCGGATCGACGGGTCCAACCGGACCGACAGGCCCCTGAGATGTTGGTCACGTCTCGAGCCATCGCCGCCTCGGCGGCGACTGAACTCGGCACCCTCGGCCAAGGCGAAACGATGTCCGCAGCGGATCTGGCCCAATGGCTGGATCTGCTGCGGGCCCTCCTCAACGCCTGGAATGCGGATCGACGCGCCGTGTATGCGACCGCGTTTGATACGTATACGCTCGTGCCGAATCTCTTCCCGCATACCATCGGGCCGACGGGCACGTTTACGACCACGGCGCGGCCGGTCTCGATTGACGGGGCGAATCTGATCCTGCCGGCGACGACGGTGAACTTCAATGGCACGATCACGATTCGGGATAACGCCTGGTGGCTGAAGCAGTCGGTGCCGACGCTGACCTCGGACATTCCGACGGACCTGTATTACCAGCCGGATTATCCGAACGGGAAGCTGTTCTTCTGGCCGGTGCCGCAGACCGCGTATGACGTGCAATTGATGACGCGGGTGCTGCTGGATGATGTCGCGCTGACCACGAGCAGCTATGAACTGCCGCCCGGTTACTACGATGCGATCCGGCTGACGCTGGCGGAAAAGGGGCAGCGGCCCTTTGGCCGACCGGCAGACGTGACGCTGATCAACGATGCGAGCCATGCGCGGGCGGTGATCTTCGATAACAACGTCACGATTCCACGGCTGCGCACGAAGGATCCCGGGATGACACCTGGCAAGGGCGGATTCACCGCCGATTTCAACTGGCTTTCTGGACAAATTGTCTAAGGAGTTCTGATGGCTGTCCTGTTCGTGCCATTGCAGAAAATCATGCAAGGGCTGACGGCCCAGAATGCCGTGGCCGTGCTCCCCGACGACTACATCGGGCGCTACGTCGAATCCACGTTCTATGTGGTCTGGGACCATACCTCGGCCGCAGGATCGGTGGTCGTGGAGACCGCGCACAGTCCGACCTATGCCGGGACGTGGGCGAACCTCGCCACGGCGAACTGGTCCGCGATTGACAAGATTACGAGCATTTCAATTTCCGGCGTCTACGCCGCGGTGCGGGTGCGGATTGCGACGGCGGTGACGACCGGCACGGTGGACGTGTGGGTCTTGGCCTCAGATTCGTAAGGAGTGACCGCGTGGCAAAATCCAGTTCCAGTGAATTACTCGAGCAGCTTGACGAGGCGTTTGACACCACGGAGCAGAAGGCGGAGGCCCTGACCGCTGTGCAGGCGTCGGCGGCGGCGGCCATTGCGGAGAAGCAGGCCGAATTGGCTGCGGTGCAGCAGCAGCACGGCGCCTACGTCGATGAGGCGCAGGCCGAGTATCGGGATGCCCGCGTGGCGCTTGAGCGGCTGCAGGGGCAACTGAACGAGCGCATCGGCGCGGCGGTGAATCCTCGCGTCATTGTGCGCGGATGACGACGCGCATCGGTGGGGTGGCAGAAGTCACCTCCAGTGCCTTCCGGCTGCAATCGAATCAGTCGGAGGTGAAGCATGCGGCTGTGGCCGTCAGTGCCACCGGCACGATTGTGGCGGCGGTGCCGGGGAAGAAAATCAGTGTCTTGGCGTTTGCGCTGACTTCCAGCGGCATCGTCAATGTGAAGTTCCAATCCCATACCACGGGCGACATCTCGGGCCTCTTCTACGAGATTGCGAATACCGGCTTCGTGCTCGGCCCGAATGAGTGGGGCTGGTTTGAGACGGTCGCTGGTGAGGCGCTGGACATCAATCTGTCGGCGGGCGTGCCGGTGGGTGGCGTGCTGACCTATGTCGAGGTGATTCCGTAATGCCCGCACGGCCGATCATCATTCTGCTGCAGCAATCGACCAGCCCGCCGGTCTATACGTATCTCCTGCGGGCGGATGTGGCGGTGGCGCGGCAACCGTTGTATGCGAAGCCAGGGTATAAGAGTCCGTTTCAGCCGTTAGCCCCGGATACGGATCCTGATGCATCGGCGCTCGTCAGTGGTGCCGTGGTCGAAATCACGTCCGTGCTGACGGGTGGGGGTGGACAGACTTTGCCCCAGATTCAAGCGGAACTCGTGACCCGTCAGGCGGACTATCAAGCGCAGATCACGGCGCTCACGACATGGAACCGTTACGGCACGTTCTATAACGGCACGGTGTGGACGGCGCAGGGCGTATAAATGGCGACCACCTTCAAACCCGTCTACGCCTCAGGTGCCGCGGTCACGATTACGCTGGCCTCGCTGGCAGAGTCCAACGACTGGACGGCCGGGCGCCAGTCAAGCGAGATCGATAACACGTCGAACCTCTACGACGATCTACTCGTCTCGGGGAAGATTACGACGGGCACCACGCCGACGGTCAGCACGCAGATCAATATCTATGTGGCCGCGTGGGACGCGCAAGCGAATGCCTATCCCGACGTGATTACCGGCGCGGGGGATGCGGCGAAAACCTTCACCTCAGTGAACGTGCAGACCGGCGCGGTGAAGATTCTCAAGGCGATGCTGATTGACTCGACCAGCAATCGCACCTATTACTTCAGCAACGAATCCGTGGCGGCGCTCTTTGGGGGCATCCTGCCGCAGAAAGTGGTGTTCTTCGTCGCCCATAACACGGATGCGAACCTGAACGCGACGGGCGGCAACCACGCCATTGACATCCAGGGCGTGCAGTGGCAGGGCGTCTAAGATGTTCCTGAGACTGCCGAGCCGAGCGGGCACGCGGCCGCCCGTGATTTATGGCGTCAACAAAGATTCGTCGCTGGCGCAGGGACTCCTCTCCTGGGTGGAGCCGAACGCGAATGGCCTGATCAACGACTACGGGGAACCCACGGGCGAGACGGGCTTTGGGTCAGGGGGCACGGCGACGATTCTGCCCAATCCCTTCGTGGGCGGATCGAGCTTCTATGCCACGGGCGGATCGGCGCTGGTGCTCGTCGGTGGCGGCACGGGTGATGTGACGAAGGTGAGCACCTGGACACAGCGCCTCGTGTTTACGGTGATGAACTATCCCGGTGCGTTTACGGCGCTCTTGGATGATCCCGGCCGCACCAATAGCGCGTTCCTGAATAGCAGCGGGATCGTGACGTTTTCGGGGTTTCAGTTGACCACGGTGAATATCGCCACGGCCCTCAATCCGCTGACGGCGGGGACGCGCTGGGATATTGTGCTGCGTGGGCAGAGTAATGGCGGCGCCGTGAGCACGTCCTATGACGGCTGGCTCAATGGCGTGCTGATGGGCACGGGTGCGCTGGGTGGCGGATCCACGTGGGACTTCTCCGGGGTGATTACGACCGCCTTCGGATCGAATCCATCCGGTGGCGGCTCCGTGCCGGATTGCTTCTATGAATGTATTCAGCAGTGGACGCGCAAGCTGACCGACGAGGAAGTCTTCCGGCTGTATAACCCTCCGACGCGCTGGGATCTGTATTGGACGCCCAGTAATCGCACGTTCTTCCATGTGCCCGCAGTCACGACGGGCAAAACGTTCTTTCTGATCCCGAACTAACGTGGCCTTCGATCCCCACGTTGATCTGGCCGTCAGTGCAATAGCGGTCGCGCCCTCCCCGGCACTCTCCGGCACGACGTTTACGGTCACGGCGGGACAGGGCGCCCGCTTCCCGAATCCCGGCACGCAAGGCTATGACCTCGTGGCATGGGCGCTCGGCACGATGCCCGATCCCACGAATGCCGAGATTCTGCGGGTCACGGGCCTCACGGGGGATGTGTTCACGGTGGCGGCGCGGCCCTATGCGGTCACGAATAACGGGAACCGGGCGATCCTCGTGGGCGATCTGGTGGCGTTGGCGATTACCGCCAATCTGCTGCAAGACATTGAAGCCGCCCTGCCAGGGCCCACTGGCCCAACCGGCAGCACGGGGCATACCGGGGTCACGGGCCCCAGTGGTCCCACGGGTCCGACCGGCGCCCAGGGGACCGCTGCGCAACTGACGGGCCCGACCGGTCCAACAGGCGCGACTGGTCCGCAGGGGACGGCGGCGCAACTCACGGGCCCGACCGGTCCCACAGGTCCCACGGGCGCTCAAGGGACCGCTGCTCAACTCACCGGCCCCACCGGGGCCACAGGCCCCACAGGGGCGCAAGGGACGGCGATTACGGGACCCACCGGCCCCACGGGGGTGACCGGCCCGACGGGCGCTCAAGGGACGGCTGCACAACTCACTGGGCCCACCGGTCCGACGGGACCCACCGGTGCTCAGGGCACAGCCGCGCAACTGACTGGTCCCACCGGTCCGACGGGCCCGACGGGGATTACCGGCCCCACGGGCATCACCGGTCCTACTGGCGCACAGGGCACCGCGGCGCAACTCACCGGCCCGACCGGCCCAACTGGATTGACTGGTCCCACGGGTCCGACCGGCTCGCAAGGCGACAAGGGTGGCCTGCGCTACAACTTCAGCACCAGCACGGGTGACAGCGATCCGGGGAGCGGGAACTTCCGCTACAACAGCCCGACGCTCGCCAACATCACGAAGATCTGGATGGATGACCTCGACGCCTCTGGCAACAGCGTCGGTGTGGTCTTCCAGTCGGCGCAGAGCAATCCGGGGTATGTGTTCATCAAGTCGAACGACAACACGGATACGACGGTCAACGTGTTCATCGTCTCGACCGAAGTCGCACGGACTGGCTACCAAGAGATTCAGTGCGTCTACGAGGCCGGCGCCGCGCTGCCGTCGAACGCCGAAGCGTGCGTGTTCAACTTTGCCCGCAATGGGGGCACGGGGTTCACAGGGCCGACTGGCATTACGGGTCCGACTGGGATTACTGGGCCGTCTGGACCCACCGGGGCGACGGGACCCACTGGTTCACAAGGCACGGCGGCGCAACTGACGGGGCCGACCGGCCCAACTGGACCCACGGGTCCGACAGGCCCGCAAGGCACCGCCGCGCAGTTGACTGGACCGACTGGGCCGACGGGCATCACCGGACCAACCGGGCCGTCAGGTCCCACCGGACCGACGGGTCCGACCGGCCCAACTGGTTCAACGGGTGCCGGCTTCAATCCGGCGATCCCGAGGATTTTCACGCAGGGCTCGACACAGACGCCGATCCCTGATGTGAGCACGACGGATCTCTACATCCTCTCGACGCTGGCCATCACCGCCGTCATGGGGGCCCCGGTGGGCTCGCCCACGGCTGGCCAGTGGCTCGAGATGCTGATTCTCTGCACCGGCACGCAGAAAGGCATTACGTGGAGCACCTCGGCTGGTGGATACTTAGCCAACACGTTGGGCGTGACGTTGCCGGCGGTGACGACCACCAATCAGACGATTGGGCTGTCCTTCCGGTATGTGACGGCGAACTCGATTAACAAGTGGCTGCTCTTGTCAAAGGGTGTGGGCTAATGCGCGTCTCGGTGGTGATGATTTGCAAGAACGAAGAGGCGGTGCTGGCCCGCTGTCTGGAGTCGGTGAAAGAAGCCGACGAGATTATCATTTGCGATACAGGCTCCACGGATCGCACCATCGAGATTGCGCAGCAGTTCACGGACAAGGTCTTCACGGATTACGTCTGGGAGGACAACTTCGCCAAGGCGCGGAACCATGCGCTCAGCAAGGCCACGGGCGACTGGGTGCTCTCGATTGACGCCGATGAATACCTGACCTGTCCCTTCAGCGCGGTGCGCGAAGCGGTGGCGAAGGGGTTTATGGCGGTCAACGTCAAGATGACGGCCGAATCTGGCCCGCCGTCCCACTTCTGGTTCCCCCGGCTCTTTCTGCGCTCCCCGAATGTCTGGTGGGAAGGCGCGATTCATAACCATATCTCCGTGATGGGCGAGGACGTGGGCGCGGTGACACTGACCTACGGCTATTCGCCGGCCCACACCCTGGATCCCCTGCGCTCGATGCGGATTCTGGAGAAGGAAGTGGCGGATCGGCCCGATTGCATCCGCGAGCGGTTCTATTTAGGCCGGGAATACTTCTACCGGGGCCAGTATGACCAAGCCCTGGTGATGCTCGGGCGCTACGTCCAGCAGTCCCGGTTCCTCGCGGAGAAGGCCGAAGCCTTCCTGACGATGTCCCGGGTCTATTGGGCGCTGCACATGCCGGATGATGCGCGGGATGCGCTGGTGCAATGCCTGATCATCAATCCTCGCTTCAAGGAAGCGGTGCTGTTCATGGCGGAACTGGCAGGGGACGGGTCCAATAATCCCCGCTGGCAGAAGAACGCGGATCAGTGGAAGCGGATGGCGGAGACGGCGGATAACGACGGCGTGCTCTTTCTGCGCACATGAACTATCTCCTGTCGCCTCATGACGACGATTCGGCGCTCTTTGCGGCCGTGACGTGCCTACGGGAGCAGCCGACGGTGGTCGTGGTGACGGATTCCGTCGTGCAGCCGGCGCGTGGCGAGACCGGCTGTTCCGCGGAGGAACGGGCGGAAGAGACCGAGAAGGCCCATGCGGTGCTGGGTTGTCAGACGCGGCGCCTCGGCCTGCCGGACGACGGGTTGACGATGGCGGCGCTGATCGCGGCCTTCGGCACGCTGCCGGACGTGGAAACGGTGTATGCCCCGGCGCTCGAGGGCGGGCATCCCCACCATGATCTGGTCAGTCTTGCGGCGGCGGCGGTCTTCGGGACGGAGACCCTACAGTGCTATGCGACCTATCAGAAGCTCAGTCAGTATCGGGATGTCGATCTGCAGCCGGTGGGCACGACGGAAGTGGAGTGGACGCGCCCCGAGTATCAGCAGAAGCTGCAGGCGTTGATCTGTTATGAGAGCCAACTGCGGGTCAACCCGATGCACTTCCGGGCCGTCGAAGGGCGCAGCGAGTGGCTGTCTGGCTTCTCCCGGCTGCATCTCGGGTGTGGTACGCGCATCTTCCCCGGCTGGGTCAACGTGGACCGGAAAGCGCCGGCGGTGCCCAGCAGCTTCTTTACGCGCTGCGACATCGTGGCCGAACCGTTGCCGCTGGATGACGCCAGCGTCGATTATGTGTTCTCGGAGGACTTCCTCGAGCATCTGCCGCCTGAGCGTCGGGTGGCGGTGATCAACGAAGTCAACCGGGTGCTCGTGCCGGGGGGCGTCATGGAGCACTACGTGCCGAACGCCGGCAGCCGGAATGCCTACGGCTCCCCGAGTCATCTGTCCCACTGGAACGCGCAGGTCTTCGAGCATTTCGACGTGGACTCCCATCGCTGGGCGAAGGATCGGGCCTTTGAAGGCATTCAGGGCGGTTTCAAGAAGGTCAGTGCGGATCTGCTGAACTGGCAAGTCGAAGAGGACGGCGTGAAGCGGGCGCAGTCGCTGCGGGTGCGCTATCGGAAGGTCACGTGCTGAGAAAGACCTTTCTCCTGCCGCAGTTCGGGCCGCCCTTCCCGTGGACGGAGCAATATCTCGAGCACATCGGTAGCCTTGCGCCCTATGGCTGGTCGTGGAAGATTCTCACGCCGCATAGCTATACGTCGAAGAGCCCGAACGTCGAGATTGTGCCGATGACGTTCGCGCAGTTCGATGCGCGGGTGAAAGCGATCACTGGCGTGGACTCGGGCAACTTCCTTGATGCCGACTTCCTGCCGGTGAAGCTCCTGAGTGATTATTACCCAGCCTTCGGGGAGTTGTTCGCGGACCTCCTCACCGACTGTGACTACTGGAGCATCACCAACTGGGATGTGCTCTACGGCCGACTGGATCACTTCCTGCCCGACGAGACACTGGCACAGTATGACCTCTGGTCCGACGATCACCATCACGTCAACAGCCTGTGGTGCCTCTACAAGAACGAGCCGCGGATCAATGCGCTCTACCGGCTCGTCCCGCACTGGGAGGAGATGTTCCAGGTCAATGGGCGGCCGATCTTCGGGTTTGATGAGATTTATTTCGACCTGATTGTGCGGCAGCTCGCGGACGCGGGGCAGATTCGCTTCGGCCATCCGCCGTATTTCGCGGTGCATAGCTACGACCGGCTGATTCAGCATCAGCCGACGCCGAATCTCTCCTTGGCGCCGGATGGCGCGTTGATTGAGTGCTTTAACGATGACTTTGCGCCGCTGACACATTACCCCGCGTGGCGGGGCTTCTTTGGGCGGGAGATTGCCTACTTTCATTTCCTGAGCACGAAAACATGGCCCGCACTGCGACCCTATCCCGTCCGGTAACGTCGGTCTACCGGGAGATTGACGCCTGTCGGATGACGGGCAGCCGGGACCTTGTGTCCCTGCTGGACCTCGGAGAGATGGCCCTGACCGGCATCTTCCCGAAGCCGGGCGTCGAGGTGCCCAGCGGGCCGGTCGAACTGGTGTTGTGTCCTGATGGCGGCTTGGTGCAGTTGCGGCAGAGTTACGCGCCTTCGCTGATGTATGGCGAGCACTACGGCTATCGGTCTGGGTTGAACGGCTCGATGGTGCGGCACTTGGCCGGCATTGCGGCCTCGCTGGAGAAGCGGTGTCCGACGCGGGCCGGCGATGTGGTGCTGGACATTGGCAGCAATGACGGCACGCTGCTCGGGTCCTATGAGAACATGGGCCAGAAGTTTCTCGGCATGGACCCGACGGCGGCGAAGTTTGGCCGGTTCTACGCGCCGCATATCCAGCCGGTGACTGAGTTCTTTTCGGCGGCTCGGTATCGTCAGATCATGGGCGACCAATCAGCGCGCATCGTGACCTCGGTCGCCATGCTCTATGACCTTGATTGCCCACTCGAGTTCATGCAGTCGGTGTCGCGCATTCTGGCCGATGATGGCATCTGGTATACGGAACAGAGCTACCTGCCGGCCCTGCTTGACCAGTGCGCCTATGACACGATCTGCCACGAGCATCTGGAGTATTACGGCCTGACGCAGTTGCAGTGGATGGCTGACCGCGCAGACCTGCGGATCATCGAGGCCACGCAGAATGACACCAACGGCGGATCATTAGCCGTCACGTTCGCGCATCGGCAGTCTCGGCATCGCTCAGATAGCGCCAATCTTGCGCTGCTCCTGGGCGCGGAGCGTCGTCGTGGACTGGACGAGCCTGACGGCTTCGCAGCCTTCCAATCGGCCGTGGCACGGCATCGCGTCGAACTGCCGGCGCTGATTCGCTCGCTGCGAGCGGCTGGCAAGACGGTATTCGGCTACGGCGCCTCCACAAAGGGCAACGTCCTGCTGCAAGCCTGCGGCTTGACGGCTGATGACCTACCGTGCATCGCGGATGTCAATCCCGACAAGCATGGCTGCGTGACGCCTGGGACGCACATCCCGATTGTCTCGGAAGCGGAGGCGCATGCGCAGCAGCCGGATTACTTTCTGGTCCTGCCATGGCACTTCCGCGACTTCATCATCGAGCGCGAAGCGGCCTTCTTGGCGCGTGGCGGCAAGCTGATCTTCCCGCTGCCGACCATCGACGTGGTGGGCGCATGAGCCTGCAGCCCGGTCAGCCCGGAAACGACGGTTACTGGAAGAAGGGTCTAGGTCCTTGGAGCGGCAAGAAAAGGCCGCCGATGTCTCCAGAGTGGAAGGCCAAGATAGCTGCCGCTTTGGTGGGTAAATCCGGGCGCATTCCAAGTGAAGAAACAAGAAAGAAGATGAGTCTATCCGGCCGGATGAGAGCGCCAATGTCTGACGCCACGAAGGCAAAGATGAGCGCTGCTCGGATGGGTAGATCAATGAATCTAAGCAGCGAGGCGCGCCGTCTTCGCGGCCTCAACGTAAAAGGACCAAAGCATTGGAACTGGAAGGACGGAAAGACTCGCCTCAGCAGACAAATCAGGCAGATATTCGAATACCGTGAATGGCGCAAGGCTGTCTACGCGAGGGACAACCATACCTGTTTGAAGTGCGGAATCACAGGCGCGGATCTACATGCCGATCACATTTATCCATTCGCTAAAATATTAGATGAATGCAGGGTCACCTCAATCGAGGCGGCTCTCCAATGTGATCGGCTATGGGATGTTCGAAACGGAAGAACGCTTTGTGTGCCGTGTCACCGCATGACTGAGACATATGCTAAACCCGCGTAACGTCTCCTGCGCTCTGATCACGAAGGATCCCGTCTATCCGCAGGTGATCGTGGACCGCGTGATGGCGGTGGGCTTCGGGGAGTGCCTGTTTCTCACCAACTGCGACAGCCCGCACCGGAAGCAGGACCTCTTCGCCAAGGCGCAGCACGATTATCTGTATTACCAGGATGACGACTGTCTTGCACCGATAGCGGAGTTGCTGGCCGCGGCGGAACCGAACCGCATTACGTGCGCCATGAAGCCATCGCACTTGGCGTCCTATGCCACGAGCCGGATCGCGCTGCTCGGCTGGGGGTCAATCTTCCCGAAGCGCACGATCCAGGTGCTCGATCAGTATCGGCAGGTCTACGGCGAGGATCACGTCTACAAACGTGAGACGGAGCGGATTATGACGTGGCTGTCGTATCCGCAGACGCGCCTCGACCTGCCGATTGAGGATCTGCCGTCGGCATGGGCGCCGGATCGGTTGTCCATGCAACCGGGGCATTACGATTACATTCCGCTGGTTGAGCAGCGGTGCGGCCTGCTTCGGCAGGAGGTGGTCGCCTAATGGGGGGCTTTCCCTTTGGGGGCGGCTATTTCGCGCTCTACGCGCAAGCGGTCGGCTCGACGCCGCCGACGCCGGGCACCTTACATTTGCTGCCGCTGATGGGAGTCGGCTAGTGCCTCGCATCAGCGTGCCCGGCTTCGTGGACGGCTCTAACACGGAGCGTAGCCCGCAAGCGCAGATCGGGCGCACGATCAACGAGTTCACCGAATCCACGCAGCCCGGCGGGAATGCGAAAGCCCCGAAGTATCTGCAGGGCACGCCGGGGATCCATCCCTTGCTGGTCTGGCCCGATCAGCCGATTCGTGGTCTCTTCTCGATCAATGGGCGAGCGTTTGCGGTGGGCGGGGCCTTGTTTGGCGAGTGGTTCTCAGATGGGACCATTGGCACGACCTACACGGTGACCAACGACAGCGAGCCGGTGTCGTTCTGCTCCAATGGGACGGCCGGCAATCAGATCATGTTCTCCTCTGGCGGGGATGGGTATGTCTACAACACGCTGACCAACGTCTTCGTGCAGATTACCGATCCCGATTTCCCTGTGCCGACGCGCATGGTGGAATTTCTGAACGGCTATGGGATGGCCCTGCAGGGTGGCGGGTCGCGGTCGTTCTCGTGGTCGAACCTTGAAGACTTTCTGACGTGGGATCCGCTGGACGTGGCGGAACGCTCGAGCACGGCGGATAATCTCGGCGCCATGATTCGCAGCCATGAAGAGATTTGGTTCATGGGCGGGCAGACTAGTCAAGTGTACGTAAACACGGGGGTGGCGTCGGAGATCTTCGCGCCGGTTTCTGGCGTGGTGCTTGAGTTTGGGGTCCTTGGGCCCTTCTCCGTGCACCGGGCGGACAACACAATCTTCTGGCTCGGGAGCAGCGTGGATGGCTGGGGCATGATGAACCGGGCCGACGGCTACACCCCGCAGCGCGTCTCCACGTTTGGCCTCGAGCAGCAAGTGCAGATGCAGGACGTGCCGACGGACGCGGTGACGTTCTCCTTTCAGATGAACGGCCACATCTTTGTGGCGCTGCTCCTGCCGCGCAATGATCGGACGTGGCTCTTCGATATCACGATGAATACGTGGGCGGAGTGGAACATCTGGGATACCACGAACGCGGTCTGGTTGCCGCATGTCGCTGGGTCGCATGTCTTTGAATTTGGGAAGCACTACGTGGGGGACCGGCTCTCGGGCGCGATCTATGAGATGAGCATGGCGTTTGTCACCGACGAGATCGTGGCGCCGGTATGAAGGCGCCGGAGATTGCCGCCGCGCTGACGCGTCGGACGGATCTGCCGATTACGCCTACACGGGTCAAGAAGCTGCGGGCCTGCTGCGAGCGGTTCGGCGTGGATCTGGGCGAGGTGTTGACCTTGGTATCGGCTGAGATGCGGGCGCAGATCGAGGCGGCCTCGTGAAGCAGTGGATTACCTCGAAGTGCTGGGGCGTCAACGGCCAGATCGCCAACGATAACGTCGTGCTGCCCTGCAATGGTCCCTTACGTGGGACAACCTTCAGCACGGCGACGGCGGTCCCGAATGTCTACTTGTTCCCGTGGGGGCATCCCTGGTCGGTGGCGGGGACGTTCAAAAACTGGTATTTCGAGGTGATGTGGCCGGAAGAGAACCCCTCCGGCGGCGGCTGGGATGAGATGACGTTCACGCTGCTGGTGAACGGGTCCCCGTCTGGTCTCTCGGTGACGGTGCCCGCCGCGGCGCCGGCCACGCCTCCTCCTGGGTATCTGCAGTTCGCGTCGAATACGACCGACACGGCCACGATTGCGCCGGGGGACATTGTCACGATTGACCGCGGGGTCGGTCATGTGAACGTCGGGATCAACAGCTTTACGGCGCTCTTTGCGTGGACGCTGACGTTTGAGAGCGACAACGACGGGGAAAGTTCCTACGGCGGCTGTCACTCAGCGAATGCGTCCCTGGTGCCGCCCGCGAGCACGGGCACGGTGCAGGCCACGAATCTGCTGCTGTCGGCGCCGTTTACCGGGCCGACGGATTGGGCCACGGCAAGCCCTGGCGATGCAGGCACGTTCAGTGTGGTGCCCCTCAATGGCGCGGTGACGCGTCTGGATGTGAACATTGACATCCCGCCGGGGATGGGGATTACGCGCACATTTGCGGCCTATCTCAATGAGATCCTGCAGGATGGCAGCGGCGGCACGGTGGATACCCGCGTCACGATCAGTGGCAGCGCCACGTCGGCCTTCGGGACGTTCACGCTCCCGATTGCGGTCTTGGACCGGCTCTCAATTGCCCAGTTGGTGACGGCGGGGACGCAGCCCACGGCCTCCTATCTGACCTATTCGATTGCGGTGACGGCGGATATTGATGGGCAGTCGGCGCTCGGCTACAACACGGGCAGCGCGAATCCGATTGTGGACGGGTCTACGGATTTCGCGGTGGGGAATGATGGCGGCTGGGCCTGGAGCACGGCACGGTCGCCCGCCCCCAACACCAACGATCCGAACCGCTGGCCGTTCTCGGAATATTCGATGAGCATTCCGGGGCCGATTGACAGTTATTCACTGAGCGGCCTGTGTATGCAGTTCAACAGTGCCCCGGGCACGGCGAAGAGTTACACCTTTACGACCCGGAAAAACTTTGCGGACACGCCGGCCACGGTGACGTTGTCGGATGCGGATTTAGTGGCGGTCGGATCCGATGCGGTGGCGACCTATACGAGCGTCGCGGATCGACTCGCCCTGAAGGGCATTGCCTCGGATACACCCTCGACCACGCGAACGAGTTGGACGTGGCTGGTGACGGAGGCGACCGTCCCGCCGATTGTCTCGACCTCATATCCCATTCGCCGGCTGCGTCGGTTCGCGCTGCCCTTTGCGCAGAATCAGTGGATTCGGATCAGTCGCGTTGAACTGATCATGCAGGCGGGGAATGGCCTCTCAGGAACCGTCGCCACGCAGGGCTACAACCCGATTGTCATGTTCCGGCTGTCGCGGGATGGTGGGGCGACGTGGGATGACGAGCTCCAGATGGCGACGGGGAAGATCGGGGCGTATACGGCGCGGGCGTATTTGAACCGTCTCGGGCGGGCTCGGAATCCGGTGGTGGAATTGACCTCGAGCGATCCGGTGTTTGTCTCGTGGATCGACTTCACGGTGGATTACGAGGTCGGGACGAGCTAATGGCGAATCCGACCGCCATCCCCTCGATTACGCAGGCCATCGCGGAGAAGTCTAACCTCGCCACGCGGCCGTGGTATCTGTGGTTTCAGTCGCTGTCTACGCGCACGGCCAGCGGGTTTAGCGGACCGACTGGCCCGACCGGTCCTGCCGGCGCGACGGGTCCCAGTGGTCCGACCGGGGCGACGGGGCATACCGGGGTGACGGGTCCGACCGGCCCCTCGGGTTCCACCGGCCCCACTGGAGCGACGAGCGGCGGCACGACCGGCCCCACGGGGCCGATTGGCCCGACGGGTCCGACCGGGGGATCCGGCGGCGGGGGTGGGCTGACCCAGATCGCCCAGCAGGTTACGTCCGCGAGCACGACGATTGACTTCAGTGGCATCGCTGGGACCTATAGCGCCCTGCTCCTGACGTTTACCGCGCAGGCGAGCTCGGGCAGCACGGGGGCGGAAAACTTCCGGCTGAAAGTCAATAACGACGGGACCAGCGGGAACTACGGGGCCACGGTGGTCTCTGGGTCGAATAACGGCTCGGCGTTCCTGAGCAATCAGTCGGCCACGGGGGATGGGGGCTGGATTGGGATCCTGCCCGATTCGGGGAACACGAACATCCCGGCGAGCGGCTACATCGTCATCGTCGGCTATGCGGCGACGACGCTGCACAAGATGGTGCAGTCGGTGTGCGGCGCGGAGCAGGGGTCGGGGCCGTTCAGTTCTACGAGCTCCTTCCGGTGGAAGAACACCGCGGCGATTACGCAACTGACGGTGCGGCCGGAAGGCGTGGCGTTTGCCGATGGGGGCATCTTTACGCTCTACGGATTGCAATGAGGCAGGCGTATACTTCGGTAACACTTTCATGCTAACCAGCCGAGAACTGCCGTGGCAGGAATGGCCGAAACTCGCGGGCACGAGTTTTGACGACTTGTGGCCTCGATTGCCGGAGATGAACGGGGTCCGCGTGCTCGTCGTGGAAGATGAGACGGGCGCGATTGTTGGCTGCTGGGGTTTGATCCGGGTCTGGCATGCCGAAGGTATCTGGATTGCCCCGCAGATGCGTCGTCATCCATCAGTCGGACGCCGGCTGTTGACCGGCATGCGACGGCTTCTCAAGGAGGCCGGACTCACGACGGTCTGGACCGGATCACTCACCGCTGACGTGGATGCCATGCTCGAGCGCGTGGGCGCCTATCCGATACCGGGAAAAGCCTTTATTTGGCCGCAGGGAGAGAAGAGATGCCATTAGCTGCAATACCCGCAGTCGTCTGGGGCGGTATCGCCGGCGCCGCCGGTTCAGTGGGCGGGGCCGCAATTGCTCAACATGGACAGACCGAAGCGGCCAAGACGCAGGCCGATGCCGCGAAGCAGGGGTCAGCGGATCAACTGAAAGCCGCCGAAGACGCCCTCGCCTTCCAGAAGCAGCAATACCGCAACACGCAGATTGCCACAGCGCCCTATCAGAACATGGGGGCGGGAGCCTTGGCTGCGCTTGGCTCCGGCTTAGGCGTGACGCCGGGGAACATCGCCCCGACGCCGATTTCGACGGCCCCGGATCGAGGGCAGGGCACGACGACCAGCGGCTTGCTGTCGCCAGCCGACGCACAGACGAATCTGAGCGCCACGCCCAGCGGCTTCCCGAACCTGACGGCGAGCCAGCAGCGCATTGACGCGCAGAATCCGGCGAGCGTGGCAAACCTGAGTCAGAGCAGCGTGGCGGCGCAACCCGGCGAGACGCGCACGATTAACGGCCAACAGGCGCGGTGGGATGGCAAGGGGTGGGAGGCAGTCTGATGGCATATATCTCAACGGATCCGACGGCGGGTCAGCCGGTGAATCAGGGCGCGTTAGCCGCCTTCGGGCAGCCGACGGCCAGCCCGGGGCCAGTGGCATCCATGCCGGGGCCTGGAACGCCCACCAGTGGCGTTGTGGACCCGTCTGGAGGCAACACGCCCATCCAGAAGACGGGCGGCTTAGCAGGCCTCGGTGGCGGTCAGACGGGCGGCGGCGCGAATGTGGAAGCGGACATTCAGGCACTGGCCCCGTCGTTGCCGAATGGCGCCAACACGAACGACAACAAAGATCATACGGCCATCAATGCGCTCATGGCGCAACTGCAAGCCAAGGGGTATCAAGTCTCTCCTGGCATGGTCGATGAATATGGCCGCATGGACTCACTGAATATCAACGGGCAGATTTATCGCGTACTCGACAGCGGCGGGAACTGGATTGCCAAGAGCAACGCCAAGGGTGATGCGTGGGGCGGCACCTGGTATGGGGCAGGCGACCCGCGCAACGTCGCGGACAGTGGCGGGGGCATGGGCGGCTTCGGCTCGCTGTATGCGACAGTGCCGACAGAAGCCGACGCGATGAACATGCCGGGGATCCAGTTCGCCCTGGATGAGAACAACCGGCGCATGATGGCGGGCGCGGCAGCGAAGGGCACCTTGTTGAACGGGCGCACCCAGCAGGCCATCGGACAAAGCAATATTCAATCGGCGCTGCAGATGGGCTATCTCCCGCTGGCGCAGTTACAGAACCAGACGAAGCAGCAGAACAGTTCAAATTTACTTGACCTCAGTAAGCTGGGTCTCTCTGCGACCAGCACGGGGAACGCCTGATGGGTGCCGCGGATCGGATTGCCGAGACCATCCTGAAGATGGGGCAGATCCGCGCGGAAGGGCTGCAGCATGCGGCTGATGCGCAGGCGCGCGCCCAGGCGAATAGCGCCCAGATTTGGGGCGGGGCGCTACAGAGTCTCGGGCAGATTCCCGGCGAGGTGGCGAAATACAAGCTGGCGGATACCGAGAACCAGATCCGGCAGCAGCAACTCGCCAGAGAGAAGCAGCAACAGAACGACCAGTTCAACGCGAACCAGATTTTCCAGTTCACGACACGCCCGGATCCGGACGGCACGGTGAAGCTGGACGATACCAAGTTCAACGCGATGATGCAGAAGGCGCAAGGCGCGAACATCGACTTTGAGACGCAGAGTCGGATGTCGAATGCGTTCAAGCAGATGAATGCCGACGGGGACGCCTTCCGTCAGCAGCAACTCGCGCATCAAGTGAAGGTCGCGCAGAACGTGATGAGCATGGTCAAGCCCGGCGAGCAACTGGAGCCGGGCGTGGCGCTGGCCACGTTGAAACTCGGCCAAGCGAATGGGTGGGCGACGGCGCAGGACACCGAGCAATTCCTGAGTGCCATCAATCAGGGCCATGATCCGGCGGACATCTTCAAGGCGATTATCCAGAATGGGACGAAGCCGCTTGATCCGATTGAGGCCGCAAAACTCGCAAATGAAGAGCGCACCGGCCGGAAGCTTGAGGCTGAGATTCCTGGTATTCAGGCCACGTCTCAGAAAGCGCAGGCGGTAACCGCCGGCATGCAGGGTGGGCTGACAGCGGATCAGGTGGCCGATAATGCACGGCAGGCAGCGGCGGCGGCGGCGACTGAGGCTGCCAGAGTTGAAGCTGCCAAGCGAGAGGATGCGCGGCTCGGGCTTGATCGTCAGCGGGTAGGGATGGAGGGTCAGCGTCTAGGGCTTGACCAGCAGAAGTTCAAGGCGTCTCAGGCAGGTGCCGCGCCTTCCGCTGGTATGGCGGTGCCTGACGTGGCTTCGGGCCAGAAGAATGACGCCTTCATCGAGACATTGCCGGCGCCAGTGGCCTCGCAGGTCAAAGCCTTAGCGGAAGGTCGGATGGCGTTTCCGCAGGGTGCTGCGCTGCGATCTGACTATTGGCAGAACATGCTGCAGAATGTGGCGAAGTATGACCCATCCTTTGACGCGGTGAACTACAACGCTCGGTCGAAGACACGCGCTGATTTCACCTCTGGGAAAGCTGCTCAACAGGTCAATGCCATCAACACGGTCATCGGGCATTTGTCTGGGTTGAGCGATGCGGCTGAAGCGTTGAACAATAGCGACATTCCGCTGTTTAACAGCCTCGCCAACAGCATCAGTAAGGCCACTGGCAGCCCGAAGGTCACGAACTTCGACACGATCAAGAAAGCCGTCTCTGATGAAGTGACGCGGGTGTGGCGACAGTCAGGCGGGTCTGAAGCCGACATTCAGGCCGCGCAGAAGAATCTCGATGCCTCTGGCTCGCCAGCACAGTTGCGCGGGGCGATAGCGACGTATGCGGATCTGCTGGAATCGAAGCTCGGCTCCCTGAACGAGCAATACCGGCAGGGCATGGGGACCGACAAGATCGACATGATTACGCCTGGCGCTCAGAAGGCACTGGATGCCATCGAGAAACGGGCAGGACGTGCGCCGGCTGCTGGTGCGGGTCGTGTCGTGGTCGGTGGGATTCCGTTCCCGAATCAAGCGGCGGCTGATAAGGCGCTGGCGGACTGGAACGCGAAGCAGGGCCAAAAGTAGATGCCTGAAGACCTGAAGGACTTGCAGCGCGGGCTGATTGGCGCCGAGCCGCTGATGGTCATTGGGAATGCCGTGGCCGGCGCCGGCCGTGAGGTGCAGGACGCGTGGGATCTGGTGCAGTCGCATCTGACTGGCGGCAAGATGCCCTCGATGCCGTCCTTCTCGGTGCCGTCGTTCTCCATGCCGGTCTCGGCCCAATCTTCGACCGCGCCGGCTCCGAAGAAGCCATCTAGCGCAGAGCCTTCACCCTCGGATCCGTCGTGGTTAAAGATTGCCGCAGAGCATGGCGGGCAGCCTGAAGTCAACGTCACGATCAAGAGCAAGCCAGGAGAGCCTGATCCCTCAGATATTGAATGGCAGCAGATCGCCAAGCAGTTCGGCGGGGCGCCTGAGGATCCGACTGGTGGCGCTGGGCAGCCGGTCCAATACGATACTCCGCTGGACTTTGCGAAGGGCTTAGGCTCGTCGCTTCTGGGGGCTGTCAATCCGGCGCCCTTAGTCCAGATGGCCGCGCATCCAATTGAGGCCGTGAAGGGCATCGGAGCGGCTCAGGGAGCCGTCTACGACAAGGCGCGGGCCTCCTTCGACAAGGGCGACTACGGCACGGCGGCGCGGCATTTCGTGGACTTCCTGCTGCCGATAGTCGGGCCGCAACTCGATCAGATGGCCGATAAGCTCTCCAGTGGTCAGCCGTGGCGCGGGTCGGGGGAAGCGGTTGGCCTCGGGCTGCAACTCTTCGGGCCGGCGGCGCTGGCGAAGATGGCCGTCAAAGTGCCAGGGGTCGCCAAGAATCCAAATGCGCTCGAAGCCGCGGCGGTGAAGTTCGGGCAGGACCACGGCATTCCGATAGACGCGGCCACAGCCACAGGTAACAAAGCCGTGCAGGGCGTGCAGTTCTTGGCGGATCGGTCCATTGCCGGCAGCTTGGGTGCGACGAGTCGCGCACAAGAGACGGCGAAGGCGCTCGAGCGCGTGGGCGGCGAACTCGCGCAGAAGACTGGCGGGAAGGCGTTGACGCCTGAGCAGGGCGGGGCCACGATAGGCGACATCCTGAAGGCGAAGGCGGCGGCGCATGGCGGGCAGCAGGACGTGGCCTATACCCGCATGCGGGAACTGGCCGCGCAGCCTGAGCATCAGATCGATGTGCCGGTCTCGACGCCTCCTGCCTCTCCCTTGCATGGTGAATTACGCCGGATCGTCCACGAACTCGATGCGATGCCGTTCACAAAGCGGCTATTACAAGAGAGCGGCAAAGGTGGAGACCTAGAACACGTTCCCGGCACGGGCGGTGCCGGCGCGAAGGTCTATCACGACATCGTGCAGATTGCGGGCAGTAAGAAGACTCGTGCGGCCGTGCAAGGCGATATAGAAGATTATCTCGCTGGCGGCAAAGAAACACCCATCGTGAAGGCGGCGATTGAGGTGGCGAAGCAGCGGGCCAAGGGCAGTTATACCGTCGGCAAGCCTGAGTTTGGGCCATCGGCTATGGATGTGCCAACGCGGCTTGAGCAGGGTCCGCGATTTGAAGCGATGGGCCTTCCTGCCTTTATTGGAGATGCCAAAGAAGCATTGCGCCCACTAGAGCGGGAGATGTCTCGACGGTTGCCACTGACCCAGCAACAGGCGAATCCTGGTCTCCATGCGATTCGGCAGATTCTGGAAGGTCCAGATTGGGTGCCGCTGGCTGATGCAGACCGGGATCTGAGTGCGCTGAAGACATTAGCGCGTGAACAGGGCGGACTAGCGAAGCGTGCCGTGGCGGAATATGGCAAGGCCGTCACGAAGGCATCGGAGGCTGGGTCTCCTGAAGTCGCGCAATCGCTGAACGCCGGCCGTGCAGCGACGGTAGCGAAGTATAAGACGCTGGATGTGCTCGGGGACGTGCTGAAGACGAATGAAGAGCCGGTGCAAGCCTTCCGGCGACTAACGGCGCCGAAGGATACCAACATCAATCTACTGCGGCGGGTGCAGCAACAGGCGCCGGCTGCGATGAAGGATCTGGGGCGGGCCTATCTCGAAGATTTGATGTCGCAGGCCACGGCGGAAGGCAGCTTTGATAAGTCGGCGCGACTGAGCGCGGAATGGAACAAGCTCGGGTCGCAGACGAAGCAGGCGCTGTTTCCCGGCATGGTTGATGATTTGGATCGGTTCTTCCTGTTGGCGAAGCGGCTCAACTTCAATCCGAATCCCAGCGGATCAGGGCATATCGTCTCGCTTGGCGCTCAGGGCGCGTCGTTGGTAGCGAGTCCGGTCTATGGCCTGTTATCGCAGTTGGGCGGGGCTGGTCTCTCGGCGCTCTTACACTCGAAAACAGGCGTCAAGCTGCTGACGAACGGTCTGAGCCTGACGGTGGGTAAAGCTCCTGCGGCAGCGCAAGCGGCGGCGGCAGCGCGGATTGTTGCCACTGCGCGTGAGATGGGTCTGCCGGTAACGCAGGGGGCTCGAGCAGGAGCGCCAGCGCCAGCAGCAACAGAATCAACAGGCCGATGAGAAAGACTTGCTCGGCTCGTGCGAGCGACACAGGGAGAGTGTAACCGATGAGTGCCGCAACTTTATTCGCTCAGCCTTACATTCAAGTTATAGATAATCGCACCGGATCAGACACGCCCGGCGTGCCGCTGGTCGGCGCCAAGATTTACGTCTACATCACGGGCACGACGACGCCCCAGCCGGTCTATCACGACAGCGATTTGATGTCGGCCTGGACGCAGCCCATCGTGACGAATGCCTCGGGGATTACCGATGACCCGGTGTTCGTGGATACGACGCCTTCGCTCAAGGTGCTGATTACGGATGCCGATGATGTGGATCTCCCCGGCTATCCCATGGATCCCTGGAGTCCGTATGCGCTCGCATGATCCCGCAAATTGAATGGACGATTTCCCTCGGCACGATTCTGCAACTGGTCGTGGTGATTACGGGGTTTATCAAGATTTACAACGCGGTCGAGCGGCGGTTGAGCGGCTTGGAACTGAAGATGGATCAGGTGTGGCAGTGGTTCACGGATCATATGGCGCGGGAGCCGATGGCGCGGACGCGGCGGAATGACCACCGATGATTACGCGGTTTAAGGCGGGCGTGACGATTGAGCCGACGGCGGTGACAGCGCGACTGCTTGGGGCGGTGGATCGGGTGGCGATGAATAGCTCCTTCGACATCACGGTGACGAGCGGGTCGGACAGCCATCCGTTGCATGATGTCCATACCCGCGGGCTGGCGCTGGATCTGCGGTCGCATGATCTGGATGATGTCGAGAAGGCCGACATGATGCGGGCGATTCTCTGGGAGCTCGCAGACGAAGCGCCGGAAGACGTGAGTGCCAGGAACAGTGCATGGCTGGCGCTCGAGACGGATGAATGGTTCATTCAGTTGGAACATCACGGCGATCTGACCGAACACGTGCATCTGCAGCGGCGTCAAGGGGCGCTGCCCTTTGATTAACGGGTGGTATCTATGATGGGCTACGAAGAAGTAATTCTGCAGGACCAACTCCGGGTGGCGCTCGACGCCAACGGCAACCCGATTGCCGGGAAGGTGCAAGTGCATTACCCGCGGGGATCGGCCACGTTGCTCGCGTGCTTCTTCACGGAGACGCCCGTGCGACTGGCAGCAGTGGCGCCGGATCAGGTCAGCGGGTTTACCAACTTCACCGTGAAGAATGGGAACCTGCTGATGACGCCGGACCGGGACAACTGCCCCGGCTCGATCATCCTCGGCGCCGGTCTCACGCAGCCATGACCGCTTGTGCTGCCTGTCACCGGTGGGCGTGTGTCCAATTGGAAGGCAGCCTGGTCTACTGCCTCGCTTGCTGGTTCTACCATCGGCGGTTCCATGTCGCTTAGACGGACGCTGCTGCTGTCGGGGGGCGCGAGCGGCGGCGCCGGTCAGACGGGCCGCATCCACATCGACGGGCGCATGTTCCGCGATGAGCATGGCGCCGCATGGTTGTGGCGGGGCTGCACGGCCTTCACGTTGTATCTGCTGTGGCTGACGGGCGGGGCCTCGGCGGTGGATGCCGTGCTGGCGGATTGGTTTACCGCGGCGGGCTCGAGTCCGTTTACGGTCGTGCGGGTGCTCGGGATGGTCAACTCATTCGCCCATCTCTGGCCGCAAGAACATGCCGACTACTATGACCAGTTGCAGCCTTTTGTTCGATATCTATTCTCCCGGTGGGCGGTCAGAATTGAGTTTGTCATCTTCGCAGACAGCGGGGACATCCTCGGTAACGGGGACATCGATCCCCACGCTCAACGTGTGGCCGGCCTTATTGCTGATGAACCGAACGTCTTTATCGAAGTCGCCAACGAGCCCTCACAGCATACCAACCTGAACGGCGGGGATCAGAAGGCGTATGAGATTTATCTCAGCCTCACGGCGCCGGGCCGAATGATTGCCACTGGGGCCTATAGCTGGGAGCAGCCGGGCGATTACCTGACGGACCATACCCCGCGTGAGGATTGGGTCCGCAAGGCCAACGACCTCAAGGACGGCTGCGAGGCGACGAACCGGCCGACGGTGGGGGATGAGCCGATCGGGGCCGCGGAGGTCGCCATTCCCGGGAAGCGGGATAACGTGCCGTCGAAGTTCGCGCAGTATGCGGCGATTGCGGCCATGAACGGCTCGGGCTCGACGTTCCACAGTGACAATGGGATCCTGTGCCAGCCGTTCCAGCCGGTGCAGCGCGACTGTGCGGCGGCGTTCTTTGCAGCGGCGGCATGGCCTCCCCCTGAGACGCAACTGGCGCCCTATAACCGGGGCGGGAGTGTGCCTGGCTGCCACTGGCCCTTCGGCCCCTCGATCTGTGAGCATGACGATAGTGTCGAGGTCCGCACGTTTGCGAAGATTCTCGAGCCGCTCGCGTGGGTGTGTCAGGTCGAGACGCAGCGCACGGCGCCGACACCCTGCCCAGGATGGGCTGTGGACGCACCAGGACCGTCTATAGGCTTAACCGTATTTAAGAGAGTCTAAATGCCCATCAAAATCCACGGCTATCCTTACGACCCGACTGTGACGGAATACGCGGACCCGTCGAAGTGGCCCACGATTTCCGCCCAAGCCCATTGGCGCCCGGGGAACAGCAACCCCGATCCCACGACGGTGCCCCAGATGCACTCGCCCTCCCTGGCGCATACGCATCTGGACATCACGGCCCCGGTGTATGGCGAGATGACAGAGAGCTTCGTGGTGCCGTTCAGCAATACGCTCTTCCAGGTCGAAGGGGCCATCACGGATTACGTGCCGCTGCGAGGGCCGCTGATCAGCCATGTCGTGTTTGACAAGCCGCTGCCGCTGGTTGGAGATCCCAACGGCGTCGTGACCATCACGGGTCACTTCACGGTGGACTTCAGCCTCTCGTGGAATGACGGGGTGTCTGGGCATACCGTGCCCAAAAAGGGCTGGTTTGCGGTCCAGGCCATTACACGGACGTATTTCAAGAATGGCGACTTTACCGATGACATCCTGATCCTGCCGTTCTTTTCGATGGTGGACCCGATGGCCCCGGAGGAGTTTCTCGCACAGGGCGGGCCGTATATCGGGACGAACAATAATCCCAACTCGCTGCTGGATATGCCCGAAGGCAAACTCGGTGGGACGGCCACGCAATACGACTACATCATCCCGATCCTCTCGCCCCTGACGCAGGCGGTGCCGGGGACGACACCGAAGCTGTTCGGCTACATCGTGGATCCCGATCTGCCGGACGGCGTGGGGATGACGCGCTACGACATGGATCTGCACCATGACAGCGAAGGCATTCTGATCAACGAAGGCACGGCGCCAGCCAACAAGACCCTGATCCTGCCCTCGCCGTTCGATCCCGCGATTCTCGGGCCAGGGACGCATAAGGTGGCGGCGATCTGGCAACAGGACAGCAACGGCGGGAGACCTGGCATTCAGGCCAACGAGCAGGCCACGTCGCTGCTGGTCGTGACGGTGAATGTCGGGAGCGCCCCACCGGACCCGACGTGGACCACGCTGGACGGCACGTTTCAACAGCAGGTGAGTCCGAATCCGAATCTCTATCGGTTCGCGCCGGCCGCGACGCCTGATGTGTGGACGACATTCGTGAAAACAACATAGGAGCCAGCATGCCCGTCATTACCTTGCTGATTTACATCGTGCTCGTGGCGCTGCTCGGGTTTCTCGCGGTGTGGGTGCTGGGGAAGCTGGCGCCGGGGCATCCGGCCATGATTGACAACGTGATCTGGGTCATTGTGGTGCTGGTGATTGTGCTGGAAGTCTTGCAAGCCTTCGGGCTGCTGGGAGCCGGGCCTGTCGTGCCGCGCCTGCGCTAGTGGCGCTCAGCCAAAGCTCCCAGACCACGGCGGGCTGGGTCGTCTTCATCGCCGGGATTGGCATGATGGCGGCCATGATGGCCGTGGATATTGCCCAACTGATGAACTGGAATGAGGCGATGACGCCCGCCTTCGTGGGGACGTGCATCGGCCACTTTGGCGCGGTCATTACGGCCTTTGTGGGTGGCAAACTGATCCCTGAGGGCCGCGATCCGGGCACCCATACACGACAAGAGGACCCCAAACCATGAAGAAGCACAATCCGGCCGACTTGACCGGTCGTAATCTGCGGGCGCTCAAGAAACGCGAACTGATCGCCAAAGACATGCTGATCAATCGGGCGGGGTCGCTCGACCACCGGCTGACCAATCTCAGCGATCTGGTGGATACCCTGATCCGTCGGCTGACGGCCTTAGAGGTGATTGTGACCGGCAAGGGGGCCAAATGAAGCGATTACTTGCGCTCATCGTCGCCGGTCTCTTCGTCGTGATGGCGGGAACCATCCAACAAGCCTGTGCCGGCCATACTCCGCCCATCCTGACGCCCACCGCTGCCGCGGCGCTCACGAACGGCCTCGGGGCGCTGTCCACCATCCTCCGGACTCAGAACGCCTCTCCTGGCATCCTCGCAGCGATTAGCGATGCCCAGGTGGCGATTGCCCAAGATGTGACGGGGCACTCGTGGGGGCAGATTACGCGGACGCTGCTGCAGGAGCTGTATAGCCAACTGCCCGTGGACGTGCTTAATCGGCCGGCGGTGTGGGCGGCGTTTGCAGCGGTGGAGATTGTGCTCGCCACGATTGGGGCGTAGGGAGGCCCAAGAGGGCGCGGGCCGCGACGACTTCGGCGCCGTGCTCGTTGTCGAGATACCCGCAGTCCGCGCACTGGTTGGCGAGGTCCAGGTGATAGGCGAGCAGGTGCCGCAGGGCGGCTTCGAGGAGTTGCCGGTCCCGCACGGAGGCATAGAGCGCGTCATTGAACAGGCGGGCCTCGGCGCGCAGGGTCTCGAGTTCGGCGCGTTCGTCGTCAGCCACTAGGCGGCTTCAGCCTTTCGCTTGCGGGCGACACCGGATGCCTTCCCGGCATCTCGCGCAATCTCCTTGCGGCGCTCTGGGGTGAGGGCATCCCGGCGGGCATGCCCACCTTTCCGGCCCACTTCCTCAAACACGGCCTTCCGCATCGCAGCAGTCACTTTCATAGCCTTCAGCCTACCCGAAAACGAACTTGCAATCAAGTGTTGACAAGCCGTTTTGGACTTGCTAGTATGTCGGTATGGCAAACACACTGACGGCGGCGACCTCCGATGACGTGCTCCGCATTGCGGTGGGGCTGGACGACCTGAAGCGCCGGCTGCACGCGGAAGCCAAGGCGGGCAACTACGAGGGCGTCATGGCGATCTACGCGGCGATGCGGGGGATTGAGTTGGACGTGATGAGCCTGACGACGCTGGCGGGGAAGCTGGCGACGGATCTGGTGATGCGATGACGTGGCACATTGGCACCACGACGCACAACGACGGAGCCATCGCGGTGCTGGCTGACGAGGGGCGCGTGGCCCGCGTGGACAAGCACGAAGACCGTGACGCACGCGCTGCCCTGATTGCTGCGGCGCCTGACCTGTTGGCGTGCTGCAAGCGGGCGCTCCGTGAGTCTGCGCGAGTGCGTCCTGATTTTATGGAGCAGTTACTGGTCGCTATCGCCAGAGCGGAGGGCAAGTTATGACCGCGCAGTTCTGGCTCTACTTCTCGCTGGCGCTCTTGCTGCTGGCGTTTGTGTGGGGTGTGGTGGACGTGCTGGGCACTGGATTGGTGCGGGCCTATCGGCGGTATCAGGTGCGGAAGGAGTGCAAATGAGAGACGAACATCGGACCTATGGCGGGGCGCCTGCGATGCCCAGCGGCGATGGCAAGCCTCTCAAGGCGCTGCTCTGCCGGTGCGCGGATTGCGACTATACCGGCTCACTCCTCGGCTCGATTGTGCATTACCAGACGACGAGCCATCGGCTCATCTATCGGGGCTACGTGCAAGATTTCTCACATCTCAAACACGTCTAACGCGCCGGCCGCAGAGCGGTTGGCAAGGGAGCAGACATGACGACTTCAGAGCAGATCGGGGAACTGGCGGCGGCACTGGCGAAGGCGCAAGCGGAGATGGAAGGCGCTGCTAAAAACTCCACGAATCCCCACTTTCGGAATGCGTATCCCGATTTAGCCTCCGTGCGGGATGCCTGTGTCGGGCCGTTGAGCAAGAACGGGATTGCCGTGGTGCAGTCGCCGTCTATCTCGCTGACGGCCGAATTCGGCGCCGGGGTGACGGTGGAGACACGGCTGATTCACGGCTCTGGGCAGTGGATGGCCGGGACGTTATCGTGCCAGATGAAGGACGCCAGCCCGCAGTCGGTCGGGTCTGCAATCACCTACTTGCGGAGGTATGCGCTGCTCTCGTTCGCTGGGATTGCCCCGACGGACGACGACGGGGAAGCCGCGCACGGTCGCCCGAAGGTCGCGCAGCCTGTGGCGAAGGCCAGCGCCCCGTCTGGTTATGACGAGTGGCTGAAGAAACTGGAAGGCGTGGCCGATGGCGGGTCCGACAAGCTCAAGGCGGCGTGGCAGAGCTCGGCGCCGGATTACCGCAAGCACTTGACGGAGACGGATAACGGCCGATGGGAAGCGCTGAAGGCGCAGTCTGCGATGGCTGATGTGAAGCTGAAGCTGGTGGCGAAGTGATCGCCGCGCATCCGTTCACGGTCTGCGAGGCGGAGCAGCGGTCGCCTGAGTGGTTCCAGGCCCGCCTCGGGCGCCTGACCGGCTCACGGTCGGCGGACATGCTGGCGACGATCAAGACCGGAGAGGCCGCAGCCCGCCGTGACCTTCGGACCCAGTTGGTCGTGGAGCGGCTGACCCAGAGCGTGCAAGAGGACGGATTCATCAATGCCGCGATGCAATGGGGGATAGACCAAGAGCCGGCCGCCTTTGCCGCCTACGAGGCGTTAACGGGCCTCATGGCGCAGCGGACAGGCTTCATCAGCCATGCATCCCTGATGGTCGGGTGCTCGCTGGACGGGCATGTGGGCGATTTCGAGGGCATCACCGAGTTCAAGGCGCCGAAGTCGGCCACGCATCTCAAGTATCTGCGGGGGGCGATTCTGCCCATCGACTACCTGCCGCAAGTGCGGCATAACCTCTGGGTAACGGGGGCGAAGTGGGCGGATTTCATGTCCTATGATCCGCGGTTCCCGGCGCACCTCCAGACGTTTCTGGTGCGGGTGGAGGCGTCCACGTTGGACATGGCGGCATATCAGCGGGCGGTGGAAGCCTTTTTAGCTGAGGTGGATGCCGAAGTCGAAGCGGTGCGAGGGTTACGGTGATTCCGGTGTTTCATGGCGTGGTGGAGAAGGGCGTGTTGGTGCTCGAGCCGCGGGAGCGGTATCAACGCTCTGGCTGGCTCAAGTCACTGGAAGGGCAGCCGGTGGACGTGACGGTGAAGCGTCACTACAACAAGCGCAGCGACAAGCAGAACCGGCTGTGGTGGGGCATCATCGTGCCGCTGATTGCGCAAGAGACCGGCTATGACAAGCACGAACATGAAGCGGTGCATTACGCCTTGGTCGCTAAGTGCTTCGGGGTGATTCAGGATGAACGGCTCGGGGAACTGCCCAAGGTCCGCAGCTCGCAGATGACGACGGCACAGTTTACGGAACTAATCGAATGGGCCGTGCGGTGGGCCGCTACCGAGTTTGGGATGAACATCCCGTTACCGGGTGACATGGAGGCTGCGTGAAATTCCCGAAGCCTTCCCCCACGCGGGACCGCATTGACCAGAAGCGGGATCAGGACAAGAAGCTGCGAGACGCCATTGTGGCGGTCTGGGCGCGGGATGGCTCGACGTGTCGGGCGTGTGGCCGGCGGGTGCGGCGGAGCAATAGCGGGGTGGCGCAAGCGGGGCATGTGCATCATGTGGTCAAACGGTCACAATCGAAGAGCCTGCGGAGTAACCCGGATAACCTGCTGCTCTTGTGCTCAACCTGCCACGCAGATGTCCATACGTATGACCTCGTGATTGCCGGCACGGTGGGGGCGTTTACCTTTAAGAAAGCGAGGCGGCAGTGACTGTCAGATATTCCGTGACCTTTGAGTTTGACCTGCGGGCACCGTTAACGCACACAGGCACGGTTGTAGCCGCTAGTGCCGCCACATGCTTCGCTCGGGCCGTGCGGGAGGCCCAGAAGGCCGCGAAGCCCGTGGCGTGGACCTCGGTGGTCTGCGTGCTTCTAGATCGGGCAGATACGCGAGCGGCGGCATGATGGCCTTCCTGAGCCGCCTGTTCCCCTCCCGTTCGTCCTACGTGTCTGAGGCGTGGCTGGATGCCTTAGCGAACCGGGGGAGCACGGAGGGGTGGACGGAGGCGCCGCGGATCGACTGGCAGGCCAACACGTATACCGGGCCTAGAACGCGCCAGGATGCCCCACAGGAGCCGTTGACGATGGTTTCGACCGCGAGGCCGGATGAATGTCTAGTCTTCACTGATGGGGCGGCTTACAAGCGGGAGGGGGGAGAGTGGACACGGCTATGACTCAGACTGAGTTGTCCTTCACCCCGAAGTCCCTGAATCCCACAAGCTTGACGGGGCGGGTGTATGCCCTCCTGGACGCGCACCGAGGGCAGTGGGTGGACGGGCGCGAAATCATGCAGGTTGGCGGGTATGCGGGGTGGTCGGCGCGGGTGCGGGATCTGCGGAAGCTGGGGTATGTCGTGGAGCAGCGGGATTACCGGGTGGAGCGGGACGGGCGGAAGTTCACGGTCAGCGAATATCGGTTGCTGTAGGGGGGGATACGTGGCGATTACGAAGAAGATTACACACACCTGCGATGTCTGCGGGAAACAGTCGGTCAAAGTCACCGATACGTCCTATGGCGGCGAGGACACGCCCGACAAGTGGTTCAATGCCTTCTGCTATGAGCATAAAGACAGTGGCCCCTATAGCCTGAGTGGCATTCAACAGGGGACGGTGTGCAGCGTGAAGTGCCTTACCACCTGGGCGAAGTCGGTGCCGGCGCAATTCAAGAAAGAACGGCTCGCAC